TGGGTTGGATGATTGCGAGGATTTAAAGATTCCCACGCATAAAACAAACTCTCTCTAACTTGGTGACCGTTCCCACGCCCCTAAAACGCTGGAAAATCGTGGGTAGGACCCATGCCAGAGGTCGTCATGAGTGCCAGTTTGGCACTTCGCGACTGAGGCCCACAAAGGCCCCATACACGCGTTGTGTTGTATTGTTGGCCCTGGACAGCGATCACGCAAGTGCATCGCGTCTATTGGGCCAAATTTTGCGTTAGGTTTGATGCGGTGGTTGTGATGATGGTAGCGATGCTTCGATGCGATGCTCCATGAGCATCCACACGTGGCTTTCCCTCACTTCACCTTTCACCCCAGGGGCTCATGAGCAGACACGCAGCCTCGCGTGTGCGTACGTGCATGTGTATGTATATGGGTGTATTAAGATAGATATATATATTTATATATATGTATAGCGCGACCCAGGTGAAAGAATAAGTAAGTCCCGCCAATGAAATCGTTGGGTGTTTCGATGGTTTGTTCTCCTCTTTCGCTCTGAACAGGTCGATTCCAGGCTCGAACCTCTTTCCACAAATGGGGTAGGAAACAGGGGCTTGCTTCAGAGCCAGAAAGCACATCACCGATCGGGAATCCTGGGCCGCATTACACCACACGTCATGGGACGAGCCGCAGCAGCAAACCTAACTCGGTCAGGAATCCTGTAAGAGCGCCGGAAGGTTACTTAGGGGAGCTTCATGCCTTGGATCTGATGCGAAATCGAACTTTGGGTGTTGATGCAGAAATTAACGTGGATCCTAATCCATTAGACCGAATGAGTGGGCTACAATCCACCTTGCGTTTCCCGACGCGATCGCCAGGGAATTACTCTTCCGCCTTTCCCCTTCATCATGAATAACCCAATCATCCATGGCTGGAATTACAAACTTCGTACCCGGTGAAGAAGCAATTGCAGGTAAAGTCTACTGGTCGATTGATGATATACTTTGCTTCAACCTGGAATTGACTGATCGCAAAGGCGGAAAAGACGCAAAGCCAGCATTAGCAGGGGATTACGGCTCAGATATTGGCGTCGACCCAAGAATCGAAACCGGAAACTTGGTCAAATTCATCCAATTGGACGCGTATAGCGGGCTCTGGACTATCGCTGGGACGGAATTGAATCTTTCGAAGATTGAAGCTGCCGTAAGGCGCGTGAAATTCAATCGAGCCTTTGCAAATAGCAAAGACAAATATCACCTGACGCCTGAATTGTGGATGAAAGAGCTTGCAACACAAACACGTCTACGAGTAATTGCGAGTGAACACACGATTGATCCAGCTCCAATTTGTGAACTACAAAGATTTAGTACTTCGATTCTTCACTGGTTACGAGAAGATCAAGAACGACTCATGCAACTCAATGCTGCGAGCTTTGAACGTTTACTGATGACTCTGATTGACAAGATGGGCTATCACGTTAAGTCAGTGGGCGACACCCACCAGAAAGACGGCGGCATCGACATTGTCGCTTGGCCGGAATATGGCCTGCCGCATATCGTGGCGATTCAGGCAAAGCACCACCGAGTAAAAGGTAATACGTCCGTCGGCGATGTAAGGAATTTTTTAGGAGCCCTTAAAGCAAATCCAGTATTTAGTTTTGGATTGCTGGTCACTAACACATCTTTTACGGCTGATGCGAAATCGTTTGCTGACAAAGTCGCGACTAAAATTCGACTTCGATCGGGACAAGATCTTGTTGGCTGGCTGAATAACGACTTGGCTTCTGAAGCCGACTGGCTACCGGAAGAAATCGATATAGCACTAGGCGTGACGACAAAGTTGACTTCATCGCCAAAACTTACGGACATGAGTCGCGAGGTGAATCGCGCACGAATGGTACTCGATATGTTCTTGCCGCATGACGAAGACACAAGGGAGCCATTCGGCAAAATGTTCGAGATCGACGGCAACAACCGCGAAAGACCATCGCGGTGATCTTGATCGTCTGAGTTTTAAGGATTTTAAGAAGACAATTTCCCAACGCTGGTCGGCTAGGAAAGACTTTGCCACTGCGATATTTCTGAAATTCAAAGGAGTGTAATTCGCTCTACACGGATAACTGGCTTGTCTTTTGCAATAAGCATCGGATGCATTTTGTCCCGGAGGACTGCCTGTCTAAAACACAATCCATGATTCTCCATGTATCAATGATAAACCCCGATAATTGCCTACCAAAATACTTGCGGCATTCCGATGAATAAAGGAAAAACAGCGTGCAGAGAAATCTTTCCTACACGCTGCTTGATTTACAAACGATTGGATTTCAGACCGACAACCATCTCCTTACATCGACCGAAGTAGCTTATACACTCGCTGTGGCCGGCCAGTTGTTGCCATAATCGATGTGGCTATATCGCCTTGCTGCTCGAGTGTCGTGATCATTTCCTGAAAAGACTTCGCATCCATCTTCATCCGCTTGAGCAGCAGACTGTGTGGCAATTGACGCTCAGGCGTTTCTTGAAGCTTTCGAATCAGTCGCAAGCAATCCGCATGGTAGGAATTCTCAGCCACGTGATTGCCGGCCATGAAGAGCATTCGACGTACCTGGTGTGTTACGAATCGAGACGCCCATTCCGCCGCAGATTTGGTAATCACTGGCTCACGGTGGTTTTCACTGATTGCGTAGAGCAATGCCAGTTTTCGCATTTGCTCACTGACTCTTCCCCAAACAGTGGTTCCAACGGGATCGTTCTTCCGCTCCGCGCGATTGTATTCTCGCTCGGCCTCCATGCGTGCTTCCACCAGTACATCGCGACCTTCCTCATCTTGACTGACAATAGTCGGAATCGGATGCCAGGACTGAAGATTACCGGTTCCAGGCTTGTAGTCGTTCCACCACCTTGCGGTCGCGATGACGCGTTCCGGGATATCAAGAACCTTAGGCTCTTGCCCAGAACCTCGCTCGCCACACTCTAAGATAATCATCCGAGAAAAGAAACCATTGGTAAGCATCCGCTCCGACAATGCCTCGTAGTAGTGGTTGGGAATCGCGGTTCCGTAGACAACCAGGCTCGGCTGATCGATCGCTCCGGGAGCTTCCTTTCCCGCTTTGCGACGCATTGGGTAAACCGAATTCGCAGTCGAGTACATCGTCAAGAGAGTCGACATCAGACTCTCATAACGGCCATCCTTGGAACGGTTCATCGACTGAAGAATCCCATCGATTTCATCGGTTTGGAACAGCATGCTTGGCGAGAGATACAAGGCATCTTGGACTCCCTCGCCACTAGAGAATCGCTCCCCGAGGCAACCGGCTGCTCCGATCTCGAAGAGGATTCGCGTGTTGAGCTTCCGCGGCCAATCCTTCCCTGCCGCTGAATGAGCTAATCCGAGCAGATACAGATTCGTCCGATTATCACCAGGATCGCGAACCTTGCGTCCAGCCAGGAAGGCTTGCAACGCAAGCGCCCCCGAAAACGCCATCACATGATTTGGGTACGGAGCTGTTGCAAGACAAAGATCCATCACCTCGGAGACGAAACCCGGGATGCGCATCAGCTCCAACGGCATCGGTCCTGGGTCTGTCGGCAACTCCACTTTATTGACTTCGATGTCAGGATGATTGACAAATGTGGCAAGAACTGGTGAAACCAAATCATCACCGTATCCTTGCTGTCGTAACATCCGTGCTGCCATCTCAAAATCACCACCGAATTCGAGCCATGCGTAGACTGCAAACGGACTGTATGCGCGATTCGGTTCCAACGGAGCCGCGTTGCCACTGAAGACATAAAACGACTTGTCCTTCAGGGATGCCGACCAGCCATTAGCCTTGCCGGGGCGACGCCAGAGTTCATTCTCCGCTTTCTTGACCAACGTCCAGCCATGCTTAATGAGCAAAGCTCGAATATCCCCTCGGTTGTTGAAATCGTCCCCTGGTCGATTCTCGGGTACAAACTGAGAATCCGCGGGAACATCTGCCGTCGGCAAGTATTCGTTCAGTGACCAAGCAGTTTCCAAGAGTATTTCTCGTTCCTGGGGAGTTAGCACAGGAATTTCGGTAAGTGATCCTTGCTCGAGCGAGTAACCCAAGGTTGGAGCGCAAAGAAACAATCCCCCTTCGCCACGAGTCTCGATCAACGTGACCATCGCACCATCGCGAAATCCCATAGCAAGTTTCATGTTGCCATTGATCGGCTCCGAGCAGCGATAGATCACGTGCTTGCCACCGGACTGGCTAGTCTCGATGACAATACGAGCAAACAACTCCGGAGGAATTTGCTCTTTCCAGGCTTCGAATCGATCGCCACCGCGGTCGAAGTCGAGCATTTCAAGGTTGCCACTGACTTGGCCAGTGACGACGCAAATCGCATCCTCGGGTTTTGAGAACCATTCGACGATCTGGTGTTCTTGCGGAATTCGAAGCTGAAATTCTTTCCAACCTGGAAGCCTGGGACGTTTCTGCAATCGAACTGCCGGCAGGACCGACAAACCACTTTCACGGTACGCCAAGGCGGATGGAAGAAGGGATGTGAAATCGGATGACATATTCAAAATGGAATCTCCTCGTCTGTAAACTCATTGGAAAAATGTTGGTCGCACGGTTCGGGCATCGGCCCGATCTCGTAGTCAACGATCCGGTCGTACTCCTCTCCGGAGACGCTTCGAACGACGATCGCGAGGGTTTGCGCAATGGCCCCCCCTTCGATCCGCGTGAGTGCTTCCTCGGTGGTTGCAGGAACCGGATCGGGGGATCGCTGTTTCCACCAAGCCACGGCACGTTGGCGTGCGTAACCGGAGTGTTCAAAGCAAACCCACTCGGATTTGTGGTTGCGCCAGCCGATCATGTAATCGACTCGCATCGATCGCGGTGCATCGTCGGCGGCTCCACGCTTGAGGTGGCTGTAATAGTGAGTGTCGGTGACTTCGTAGCGAGTGTTGGTAATTTGGCCGGATAGGATCGGTGCTTGGGTCGCTTGGGCTTCGTGGTTCTGTTTTTCAGGTGGGGGAAAGGTAAAGCCACACTCCGGGCAATTCGCGTACCCCATAGCGATGAGTGCGTTGCATTTGGGACATTGCTTCGCGGGTGCTTCACCAGTCGATTGGCTGCCTGCAGGTTTGATCCGCAGGCAATCGACCGGTCCGTGCCTTAAAACATTGCCACCAAAGTCGAGGACTAAACAGTTCTGTTTGCTCGGGTGAAGTCTGAAGCCGCGACCGACTGCCTGGTAGAAAAGACCTGGGGACGTTGTCGGACGCACCAAGGCCACGCAATCGATGTTGGGTGCATCGAACCCGGTGGTCAGCACGTTGACGTTGCACAAGTATTTGAGACTCCCGCTGCGGAACTTCTGAAGCAATCGGTCCCGATCCTCCGACGAGGTTTCGCCAGTAACGAATCCGCATTCGATGCCGTGTTTGTCTCGAAGGGTATCGACGATGTGGTTGCCATGACGAACACCGCTCGAGAAGATCAGCACGGCATTGCGGTCGGCTGTTTGCTCCACGATCTCACGGCAGACGGATTCGACCAGAGACTCGCTATCCATGAGAGCTTCGACCTCATCGGCTACGAATTCGCCGGCACGAACGTGCAGCGAACCGAAGTCGATTTGGTCTTTGCCTGACTTGGAAACCAGCGGACACAAAAAACCATCGCGGATCAGTTCCTTGATTCCAACCTCGTAACAGATCGTGTTGAGGATGTTTTCAGGGGCACAGATCTCGCCGTCCTTGAGTCGAAACGGTGTGGCCGTAAAACCAATGATGCGCAAGTGAGGGTTGACCTTCTTGGCATCCGCGAGGAACTGCTGGTACATCCCCTCTCCATCGAAACTAATGAGGTGTGCTTCATCGACTATGATCAGATCGAACCGATCGAGCTCACAGGCACGCTTGTAGATCGATTGAATACCGGCGATGATGACGGCATTGTTGGTGTCGCGACGCTTCAAACCTGCCGAGTAGATACCAAAGTCCACCTCGGGGCAGACGGCGGTTAACTTGTCGGCTGTTTGCTGCAGCAGCTCTTTTACGTGGGCCAAAACCAGGACACGACCTTGCCAGAGCGTGACCGCATCCTTGCAAATCGTCGCCATACAGGGGGTCTTACCACCTGCTGTTGGAATGACCACGCAAGGATTGTCATCACGATCGCGCAGATGGTTGTAGACCGCATCGACGGCCGCTTGTTGATAAGGTCGAAGTTGCATGGTGTTACTCCCACTTCAGCATCGAAAAGCCATCTTCTAATCGAGACTCGAACGATCGGTCCGGTTCTTCAATGCAGTCGCTATCCAGGTCAATCCCGACTCTTCGATTGCGCCGCATGCGCTGTGAGCGAAGCAGCCGGCCACACTCGAGGCATTCGCGTCGATCGCTCGTGGCAACAACTCCGCAGTCGCCACAAATCCGTTGGTCTAAACTCTCTTCCATCATCACACTTCCGAACATTTCGAGATTCGAACAAAAACCATGCCGCCAGGGATCGGTTCGCGTTTCCACGTGTCTAGGTGGATGATTTGGCTGTCGTCGTGATACGCACCACCTTGCCCGAGAGCATCGAGCAAAGCTTTTTGCGTGTTATCTACATCCCGGCGACGACGGTCGGGCGGATACAGTTCGATGAAGACTTCCAAGTCACCATCGAGTGGGCGAACGCCGCGCGCCGCGAGGATCGACACAACCTGTTGACGGAAGAGTCGACCCCCGCGGCTGATGAGCGTCCGTGCTCCCACCCGCCGCCAGTAATGATTCACTGACGGCGGATACGGCAGTTCAAGTTCGATCACGAGGGACGTCTCCATGGTGGAGTCGTATGGCTTGCTTGCTGTGGCTGTGCTGTCGCCGCCTCAGGTTTCGCGTAACCTCGGATCTCGTTTGTTACATCCCCCGAATCTTCGCGTTTGCGACATTTGACGTTGATCACCAACGGCAAGTTGTGCAGCTCGACCGAATCGCCCGGGGTGAGTACCCCAACGGCTCGGCAGATGGCCGAGAGCTCTGCTTGGGCGATCTTCACCGCAGTGGGATTGGCATTTTGAAGATTGAGTCGAGACCAAAGGAATCGACCTTTGTATTCACCCTCGAGAACCTGAAACGTCAGCTGTAAGTAGCTGCCCGATCCAGATTTCGTCGGCTTGAGTTCCGACTCGGTGATCACGGCCAGGTATTTGCCTGCCGGGATTGCTTCCAAATTCGACGTCGGCTCAATTTGATTCGCGTTAAAGTTGTTGAGATTAGCCATGGTTCGTAGCTCCTTCTGGTGCAGAAACGGGGTTGGACAGTTCGTTAGGTGAGCCGAGGATGCCGCCAACAATCGCATCCCAAGCCAATGGAATTTCAGGTTTGAGCCGGTAACGGTTCTTGGCCACGCATGAGGGCCCGCCGACCGTTTTCAAGATGCGTTCGCCACCGGCAGCACCGACCGGGGCAGCGATCGCTCTCTGGCGACCAAAGCCACTCTCTTCGGTGCGAGTCGTGAATCGCTTGGTGGCAAAAAGCACCGCATCGCACCATTCGGTGATGATGGCGCTGGCATGTTTGTGCAGCCGAGGCGAGTAGCGATCGTAGGCCGGCGCTTCCGGATCCTCGAACTTCTCGACCTTGGCATGGGCGATCAAAAAGACCATCATGCCGCGATCGCGATGGAGGTTGCCGAGCTTGTCGATGAGCTTGCGCCAGTAATCCAAAGCCAGGGTGTAACCCTTGCCGTACCCACCTCCGACCTTTTCGATCGTCGTGGCCGATTCGCGTCGGCAGACTGCATCCCAGATCAATCGTTCGAGCCAATCCAGCGAGTCGATCGCGACGGTTTGGTAGTCGTGCGGCTGGGTCTCTAGTTCCGTTAAAGCAGCGACGACATCTTCGAGGGATTTGGCCAGTGGGAAGCGATCGCAGTCGATCTCTCCCAAGCCATCCTCAGTCTGGATGAAAATCGGTTTTGGGGTGGTAGCTGCGAGGCTACTCTTGCCGACCCCTTCGGTACCGTAGACCAAGATTCGTGGTGGCAGGTGGGCTTTCCCACGCTGCACTTGCTGTAACAAACTCATGTGCTTTTTCCTTACAAAATCGGACAACGAAATAAATGGGTGAGTAAAAGCAGCAAGCAGGTGGACACAGGGAGTCCGGACGCTCTATCCGTTTGCCATTCATGGCCGGGAACGTCACGCCATCCCACCTGCTCGCCGCAGTGGATCAAAAGAAGTCAAAGACTCGCGGCTCTTCGTAGCCCGTGGGCCAAGAGTCATTCGTGATGCACGCATGAAGGCGATCGATCGCTTGCTCGTTTTCTTTTTGAGCAAGGTTCAGAACCTCGCTCGATAGTTGCCACACGCCGCAGCGGTAAGGCTCTTTCTTCTCAACGGCGATCAGATGAACGGGAACGTAGATCCCCAGGGCTTTCGACAGAACTGCGCGGTAGAACGCCATTTGATGGGCGTAGCCGTAGCGCCTCGAGTCGGCTTCAAACCAGGTGAGGTCGTCGCACGTTTTGAGATCAACAATCCCTCGGCTCGTTTCAAGCCAATCGATACGGATCTGGCAGGGAAGCCCGCAGTAATCGGCTCGCACGACACCTTCGGGGATCCCGTACTGCAGCAACTCGACAGCCGCTTTTTGCTTTGCGACCGATTCTTTCATCCGCACGAGCATTGCGAACTGAGAATCCGAGAGAACGGGTTTGCTAAGGGTTTCAGCCCATTCCATCCAAGCATTAGTAGCCGGTCCAAACGGACGACCAGTGCGGGGATTGATAGGCCCGCCGACAGCGAAGTCTTCGCGGAATCGCTCGAAGCCTTCGAGGATCAACACGTGGGCCGCTCGGCCGAGCAGGTATGCGGGGGATTCCTCTTGGGTGAGTGGTTGGGTCTTCTTGCGGTAGTAGAGCTGAGGGCACTTGCGAAAGTCGGCCAGTTGATGGCTCGACAGATAGTGCTTCGCTTTAGCGTGGTACAAGTCGGCCGATTCATGGACCAGAAACGAGAAGTCAATAAGTTCGAACATAAAAACTTCTTTCAATGAAGTGGTGGAAAGCAATGGAAGGTTTTGTTCGGCAGAGGAAAGCCGACCGAGACTAAGAAGCAACGGGTGCGGTCGTGATGTTCTCAAGACGGAATGCCCCCTCACCGAATTCTTTGAGCAACAGTCCTGCAAAGATCTGAGCGACGGTGACTCCGACTTCCGTGTCGGCATGCAAATCGAAGGTCCGTTTCGCGCTGTCGATTGCAAACTGAAACTCCATCGCAACGCGAGGGATTCCGAAGAGTCCCTCCGCAGCAAATGTCGCGAGTTGCAGAGTCAATTCGACCTCATCGAGACGAACATCTGCATTCATCCAAAACCGAACAAAACCGTTGAACATGGGTAACTCCTGAGCAAGTGGTGGGGCGGTAAGTTCAGTGGTTATCTATGCTGTTGCGGATTTATTTCGCGCACTTGTAGTCGTGGTTTATTCCACTTTTTTGAAAATGCTCTCGGATGAGATTCAGAGACGATTCAAATCTCCGTGGCGATACGTTCCTCTGCTTCAAGACCTTTGATCGCTTCTCGATCATCAACTCGCCGCACAATTCGCGTAGTTCGTTGGGAAGCTCATCCAGCACAGACGTCACATCAAGTCGCGTGCGGGTTTTACTGAGCTCGCATCCAGTGCCATGCGATGGGGTTTCGTGATCGATGGAATGCTTTCTTCTGAGCCCACCCCCTCGTTTAATTCGGCCACGATCACGAATCATCATGGCAACAGATGAATCGACCACTCGAGCCAGGAACGTGTTCAGTGAGCTTCGATTGGAATCGTACTGAGCGATTTTCAGATGAATTTGAATCGCCAAATCCTGTTCGATGTCCTCAGTGTCTGCTCGAGAGAATTCGGGGCGTCGCACGAGCTGGCGTGCTTTGACACGAATGAGAGTTCGAGCGTATTCATTCAGATGGTCATACTTGTTCTCCGACATAGCAACCTCCGAGAGCGGAGGCTGCTACCAGGCAGTCCAAGCGACCTAATGCATAAGGCTGTGCTGCGATGCTCGCAGAAACGACACAGGCAAGGTGCTGACTACCGGGTTATGGGCCTCGAAGCCCTCGGAGGTCAGCTGCCGTGTCGCAGATTTCGAAGTTGCGCACCGATTTGCGACAACTCGAAACCAACGATTCTCAATCAATTGCCAGTGATTTCCTTTATCAATAAATTTCCGCGACTGTCGCGACACTGCGACGCGACACCTCGAACGATCGAATTGCTGTCTTGGTCATCGACGCAAGCATTAATTCCTCCCAAGCGATCGACCGCGCGCTGAACTTTGTCTTTGTTTATGAGCTGACCGGTTTGCTTAGTAAGAAACTTTGCTGCTTTTCGCATCGATCCTTCCTGGCGGTAGGCTTGCATATACACCTCATCAGTCAATTCGGTCTTTTGCTCGGCCTTGATCTGCCGGCGCACCAAGAGTTTCAGGTCTTCAGCGGTCGGAACTTCGATCGCAGATGCTTCGCGATTGCTACTCTCGTCACCCAAAACGGCGATAATCTCATCGACATCGAGGGTAATGCGGTCCGCCATTGAGGCAATCAGATCCAACGAGAGAGCAGCCGGTGCAGTGCGCCAGGGGATTTTGGTTTTCAATTGCCTGGATGTAACCAAGATCGGTCTTGAGCACCGCGCGATTGCCGACCGTACTTGCTGCGAATCGTCCCAGAGCAAACCCCTGGCGAAGACAACATCTCGGCTGGTACCGTTCCAGAGTGTTCGCCCCATCCGCCAAAGTCGGCCGGCTAAGAGTTCTTTTGGAGCTCCCTTGAGATTTATCGTTTGCGACACCGTCTCGACAAGGTGCTGCACGCTGACTCGCCATTGTCGACGAGCATCTGGAGCGATCTCGACTCTCCATGTGACTGGACAATGAATGTAGAAGCGAGGGGGGCCGGCATCGCCATCGTGGCAATAAACCTCTTCGGTATGCTCGCCACACTCCGGGCAACGTATCGTTGCCGCATCGTTGGTAACTTGCAAGAAACCGGCGTCGAGCAATCGCTGCAAAACGCCCTCTGGCCAACGGCAAGTATGGTCGTTACGCAGCAATAACGATTCGGTATCCACCAAGGGCAATAGAAACAGGAGTGCGTCAGTCATCGATGATGCCCCATCGCACCAGGCAGTTTCTCGCGATTGGCTGGAGTTCCTCCGGTTTGGAGCGAAGGTCGCACGAATTTGGACACAGCACGTTGACGGTCATTTTTCGTGGTCTTTTGCTGGATCCACTCATAAACACAAACTGTATGGTCACTTGGCTGACCTCGATTTGCTCGGAGTCCAAGCCGATGGCATCGAGTTGTCTGCCGACCACGGCTCGAACCTGATCGAGGTTTTCCGTTTCAAAGAACTTCAGTTCCATGTGATCGATTAAAGGGACGTGGACTTTCGGCACCATACGAAGCCGAGTCAGATGTACTTCCGAGATCCGTTCTTCAGGGGTCGTCACGAAGGAGAAGTCCGGGTCGAGTATTTGATCGAGTTGGTAAAGTCGCTTGAGAGGATCTTCATCAAGGACATCAAGATCCAGCATCGACTTGCAGAACGCGCGACGAAGATCCATTTGGACACGAAGTCCACCCTTGGCCATCAGCTCGATGATCCCAAGACTCGGCTCGAACACGAAAGCATTGCTGAACGCGTAAGTGTCTTCCTTGGGCGCAAGCTCCTCATGCTCATCGAAGTAGAGCCGTTTATCTGGCCAGTCCGGTAGATATGCAAAGAAATACTGCGAACCACATTGCCGTTGGTAATGATGGATCTTGCAGACCTTGCCACGCATCTGCTTGTTCCAATAGTACTGCCGGATCCTGTCCTCGAGCATTTTCACCTTGCTCTTGGTGATTTCGATAGGTTGTTTCGGTAGGCTGTTCCACGCGTTGGATTGCTTGCTGTTTCGCAAAGCTTCGGCACGAGCAAACATTGCCGCTGTCTCGAAAACATCGGGTGCGTGCAAGTAGGCCCAAAGCGACTTGTCGGCGTGACTGGTTAGTTTCCAAAACTTTTCGATCATCGGAATCGGCTGCGCTTCGAGTTCCTCGACAAGGATCTTCTGTCCTTTGACGTTCGATAGAAGATCCACGTCCTGGAGAACCACTTGGTAGTGACGCTTTCGATCTTCCTGCAGGTTTTCCCAAGCCTCGGCAATCGGCTCGATGTCGTTCTTTGGCGTTAAATACCAGTCGACCATGCGCATCGCACGTTCCTTGGAAAATAACTGCCGAAGAAGCGAACGCTCATGAACTTTCAACTGTTTCTTCAAATCAAAACCGACCACGATCTCACCTCAGAACACGCATGCACCATTGATTAGTAAGCGGTAAACTTTCAGATAAAAAAGACTACAAAAAGCGAGCTGTACTCGACTCGACGATCAGCTCTAGTTCTTCAAGACGAATCCGCATCGCTTCTCGCGAGACGGCAAATTGCTCGGCCAACGGACCCGCGAAATCCTCTTTGATGGCCAAATCCCGTTCTTGCTGGGATTCTGGTTTGCGTCCGCGAAACAGGGGATCGCGCCCTTGGTATTGATCTCGGAGCGTTGCGATGTGAATTTCCTCATCGCTTCCGAATCGAAATTCGGCCCACGCCTTTCGGATCAATGATCGTGGCATCAATAGATTTGCTGCAAATTCGTCCGCTTGGCGCTCGATCGGACGCCGTTTGGAGGTTTTGCGACATATCACTTCGGCCGAATGCTCGCCGATTAGCAGGTCGCCTTGATGGGCGATTTCCGCGGGGATAAACAAGTGTCTGTGCAAGCACCAATGGCCAACTTCATGGGCCAAGGTGAATCGGTAGCGGCCGAGCATAAGCGGATAGAGTTCCGGATCGAGTCTCTGGTCGATACCAATGATTTCTTGGCTAAACCAAATCGCTCCATGGACTTCGGCCATGGGAAACAGCGCCTTCATGTCCTTGAACTCAAGGATCAATTGCAAATGGATCTCTGCGATGCGTTCTACCGGCACCGGAGCGGTGATTTCGACGTCGAATTTCTGGGCGTATTGCCGCAGCAACTCCGTCGCAGCCGCTTCGATTTCGGCGGGGGTAAGTTCAGGAACATCGATCTGGGAAAGGCTTGTCACGATTTACCGACCTTCCACTTCTTGGCAAGATCGGTGAGCTTTTTGAGTTGTACCGACGAGAGTCCATCGACTTCTCGGAGAAGCTCGGGGATCCCAAGCGGTTCTCGTTGAATAATCCCCTCGAGGTCATCTGGAACCCGGCCAGCAAGAGCGATCCAAGCATCAGGGTTTTCACCCAAGAGTTCGGCGATCTTCGAGGCTCGCTCGGCAGTCGGCGGATCGATGTTCTCTTGCTCGAGCTGCGAAATATAGGTCGAACTTACCCCCACCATCGTGGCAAACTCTCGCAATCCAAACCCTCTTTCGAGACGTTTTTCGCGAAGCGTCTTGCCAAATGATTTGATTTTCGGGGGCATTTCGAATCCTCGAATAATGCGAATTTGCGAAGGGTGGGTTTTACCGTTCGCTAAGCATTGTCGTGACCGGGTCGCCGGTCAAGTATCGATCATGCCGAAAAGGTAAAATTTGCTAGCAAAGAATCCTGGCCAGCAACCGCGACTGGCTTTCCCAATCAATCACCGTGCAGGCCATTCGCAGCGATCTTTCGTGAATCGTTGGTTTTCCGACGGTTTGCTCGGGAAGGAAGAGTATTTTTTCCTGGACGCTTGGGCTCAGTAGGTTCAGATTCAAGATCTGAGACATCCGTGGTTGGCTCACATGGCAGAGTCTTGCCAGTTCGGTGACTCCGGAAACCTCGCCGCGATCAAGCATCCCTTGGTATTTGATTGCCAGGGCCATCAGGCGAGAGATCCGAGGGATACTTCCCCGAGGCCTGACTGGGACCACAGCATCCCCTGCCTGAATACGCTTTCGTCCTTTGTTGGACTTAGTCAATGTGATGGTCTGCGAAACGGTGATCATGCGGAAACTTCCTTTCTCGTATCTTGGAGCGATCGAATCGCGTCTGGGTAAAATGAAACCGAAATCGAACTGTTCTCTGCGGAGAACTCAATTTTTGAAACCACCAGCCGAATCAGTCGGCCTTTTTCTTGGCTTGTAAGTGCATTCCAGATCTCGTCGAAGTCCCGAACCGATTCGGCTGCTGCGACCCGATCAAAGGTGCAATTCTCAACGCTTGTTGAAGCGGAAACCACGCGAGCCAAGTCAGTTTCGCACTTAGCGATGCGAATGTGCAAATCGGCGATCCGGGAGGCGGTGGCACCCGTCGGATCGTTCAAGATCGCGAGTTTGCCAAGCTCGGCATGATCCCGGGAAAGTTGTCGCTGAAGTTGTTGGCGATTGGTTTCCAGCTCCTCGATTTGTTTGTTTTGGCCAGATTGGATTTGGGCGATGACCAAATTTTGTATTTCTGCATCGGCTCCGATCGACCGGATTTGATCCAAGACGGCTTGCTCGATTTCCGCGGCTGGAAGATTCGGGGTAGGGCAGGCATCTCTGCCACTTTTGATCGCTTGGATGCAGGAGTAGTACCGGTAGATTTTCTCCTTCTTGCGAGTGAACGTGTGGACCATGGCATGGTCGCACGCGGAGCATCGCAGAATGCCTTTGAGGATCGCCCCATGTTTGTTGATAAGCTGATTCCCTCGGCCACGGCCATTCGTTTTCAGTTGCTTCTGGACCGCGTCGAACATCGGAGCATCGATGATGGGCTCATGTTCTCCTTTGTGGATCACGTCCTTGTGGCGAATCAAACCGGCGTACAGGGGATTGGTCAGCAGCGTGTAAATCGAGCATTTGTCGAAGGGTTTTCCACCACGCAAGAGGCCACTTTTCGTCTTCCACTCTTTGCTCAGCCAACCGCGTTTGTTGACATCTTGGACGACTGGGAGCAGTGTCCCGAGTTCTTGGTAGAGTGAGAAGATACGTCGGACCCTGACGGCTTCTTCGGCGTTGACGACCAGCTTGGCGCTTGCGCTGGATCGATCCACGTCGTAGCCAAGGACTGGGATGCCACCGGACCATTTCCCTTTCCGGCGCTGGGCAGCGATTTTGTCGCGGATCCGCTCGCCGATGATCTCTCGCTCGAACTGGGCGAAGGACAGCAAGATGTTCAGTGTCAGCCTACCCATCGAGTGAGTCGTGTTGAACTGCTGGGTCACCGAGACGAATGAAACCCCGTATTTATCGAAGGTTTCCATGATTCTGGTAAAATCCATGAGCGAGCGGCTAAGTCGATCGACTTTGTAGACCACAACGCAATCGATCTTTCCGCTTTTGATGTCTTCGAGGAGTCGATTGAGAGCAGGTCGATCGAGGCTGCCACCCGAGAAACCACCGTCGTCGTATTGCTC